GTACCACAGTTCCACGTCAAAGTCCGGAACTGTTTCCCCTTCAGGAACCAATACAGAGATGAGAGTCTCCTTGTCCTTCTCAAACTCTCCCTTCAGTTTCTTCAGGAGGAGCTTCTTCTGCTTGTCATCCGGCTTGATGCTCATTTCATCAAGGAACTCCTCAAGTGTGGTCTCAAAGGTGTAGTCACCTGTGAAGATTGCCTTCATAGCCTTCTCAAATTTGCTGTCAAATTTGTAGGTTGTCTTGGTCTCCTCTTTGACCTTCATCTTGTATACTCCCTCACCCACAAGCTCCTTCAGCTTGTCCGGGTTCAGGATGTCAAGGCTCATGCTGTCTGTGATGGCAGCACTACCCTCATCACCGTAAAACTTCACATACTTCACATTGTGGTCTTCCATGATAGCCAATCCTCTAGCCTGAAGCTCCGCCTTGTAGCTGTTCATCATAGCCCGGCTCTTCTTCTGTTCACGGTCAAGCCACACACATGCTCCAATGAGCTGTTCATTGGTCATGCTCTTCACTGTCTGCTGTTCCATTACTGTCCTCCTCCTAACTTCTCAAATGCTTTTGTTGCACAGGCTTCACAGATACCCTTCCCATGAAACTCATGCACATCCTCTGTCGTTCCGCAAAAATTACAACGGAGCGTGTACGGTTTTATTCTGATTTCACCCTGATGCTCTTCCACAATCATAGGGTCTTTTGGCTCAATGCCAAGTTCTCTCCTCATTGCCACCGGGATACTGATTGACCCGTGGCTTGTCATCTTCTTGTAAGCTGTACTCATTTGTCTGCTCCTTTCTAGGCATCCAAGATGTCCTTGATATAGTTGTACTGGTCAACCAACTTGTACTCATGCTCACCCTTTTCCCTGACCTCTTCAGAGAACTCACGGAGCCTGATGGCAAGCTTCAGAACTTTGGCAGCTCCTACAGCCTCAAGTGAGGCTCTTGAGCTCATCCCTTCTCTCTGACAAAGCATGTAGGAGATGGCATCCATGAGGTAATGCTCCCATATAAAGCAGTCACTACTTCTGCCATTCCACTCTTCCCTTGCTTCATCAATGAACTTCTTCCGGTTCAGCTTCGGCTTATCCGGAGGAAGCACCCCTTTGTCCTGCATCCTCTTCTTGAGCTCTGCCCTTGCCTGCTTCTCCTTATTGGTCAACCGTTTATTCTTCGCCACTATATACCACTCCTTCCTCTTATGAGCTGTCATCCGGGTCAAGTTTTCCTGCCCGGAGCTGTTCCTCTAGCGTTTCCATTGCAGCAAGATGGATGTCAAGCATGTTGTTCTTCACATCATCCATATCCAGTCCACGCTTCAGACCTTCCATGCCAACGAACACCTGAAGGAAGCCTGCTATCTGTGCCAACTCCTCAACACTGATGTCCTGTCCCTCAAAGTTGACCTTGTCATCCCTGACTGTCACTATTAGCTTGCAATCCCTCATCCTGCTCCTCCTTCTCCTTCTGCCTCTTCAACATACTCTTCAGAGCTTCAATGAGCTTTGAGCATTGCTGATAGTTCAGCCACTCAACCGCACTGACACCAAACATCTTCTGACACATTCCATTGACCCTTGCAGGCTTGTCCCATCCAAGCTCTTCTTCCGTTGGTTCTCTGTGACTTCACTTCCGCTGTATCGGTTCCTTCCACGCTCTGACTTCTTAGCAGAGTCCTTCATGTTACCAAGTACACGGATGACAGTCTGAAGCTCCCTTTTGTTGAGAGCCTTGATACTGTCCTTTCCTGTATGTGCCTGAACAAGAAGATGCAGCTCCTCATCCGTGAGCTTCAGCTCCGGACTCTTGGCAATCCCCCACACCCTCTTGATACTTGGTTGTGATGTATTTCCTGCCATACTATCCTCTCTTTCTCTTATCGTTCCCATTCTCAATGACTCCGCCTCTTGCATACTGCGTCAGGAATGTAGGTATCTGTATATCCTTTCTAGGCTCCGGGATAGTATCTGCACACAGATTGATGTCACAGTATCCATGCTCATTGATTGCTTCATATACGCTCTTCATAATATGTTGAGCAATCTGCTCTTCCTTCTCTCCACTAAGTGCAATCTTAATCTCCTTCATAGAACTCTCTCCTTCCTACAACATCATCATGTTGGATGCTTCACTCACAATCTTCATGGTTATACGGGTCTCACCCTTCTGCTTCAGGATACGGAGCACGTTGTTGAGCGTTCTGTCCAACAGACGGAAGCATCCGCTTTGTGTGTTGGTTGCCCGGCTTATCATCTCACCCATGGCAGCCTCATCCACCTCATATCCTTCAAGGTAGTCAACTACTTCATTCTTTGACAGTCCCTTCAGCTTGTAGTAGAAGTCCATCCTGTTAGCAAACCGGGCAAGATTGCCCTTCAGCTCTGTCTCAAGTCTCGGCTCTCCTGCTATGACAATGCCTACATTCGACTGGTCAAAGATACCACGGAGTATCTCCATCTTCTTCTGTGTGTACTTGTTGATGAGCTTGTCTGCCTCATCAATGATGAGTAGGAACCCTTCATTGGTATTGAAAAACTCACGGATGCGGTTGACTCTGCTCCATATCGTTCCACCGTAACCCTTTGGGAGTCCTATACCGTTCTCAATGGCTTCCACCAAGTCCCGGCAAGCCATTGTGTCATCACACTCAATGTATGCCACCCTTGGAAGCTCTGCATATTTCTTCAGGGCGTGTGTCTTTCC